ATGACTCATTCGATTTAATAGTCACTAACTTCGAGGCTGTTAATTTCTTATACAAAAACCAAGAGTATCTTAAGAACTTCGACATATTAGTAGTAGATGAATTCACAGCGTTCAAAAATAGAAGTTCTAAGCGGTCAAAAAACCTAAAGAAAATTATCTCGCACTTTGACCATAGAATTTTTATGTCCGGCACCCCTAACACTAATACTATTCTTGATCTCTGGCACCCGGTTTTGTGTGTAGATGATGGAGATCGGCTTGGAAAACGATTCTTTGGATTTAGAGGACAAGTTTGTACCCCTAGGTTCAATGGCTTTGCCAATGAGTGGATAGATAAACCAGGGATAGAAGAAACTATAGCGCAATTGCTAAGTGATATTAATATCCGTCACGCATTAGAAGATTGTATTGACCTTCCCGACAATGTAACTCGTGTCATGTATACAAATCTTACTCGAGACGTTAAACGTATGTATAACACCCTAGCTGAAGAGTCAGTTCTCTATACAAACCAGGGAACCATCAATGCTGTAAACGCTGGCACACGTGTTAAGAAACTACTGCAGCTTGTAAGTGGTGCAGTTTATGACGAACTAGGAGATATCAAGTATATCCATCAAGATCGGTATGACATGATCATGGACCTCTTGGAGGTACGTAAACACTCTCTCGTAGCTTTCAATTGGAAGCATGAGCGAAACGCTTTAACTCATCTAGCCGATAAAAAAGGCTTTAGTTACGAAGTTATTGATGGAGAGACCCCGGCCCATAAGCGAGTAGATATTGTTGATCGATTTCAGGCTGGACAAATTAAAGTGTTGTTTGCACACCCTCAATCAGCAAGTCATGGGTTAACACTTACAAAAGCCACTACCTGCATATGGTGTAGTCCTACATATAACGCTGAACATTTTCAGCAATTCAACCGCCGTATATATAGAGCCGGTCAGTCTAGTAAAACAGAGACCATACTAATTGCTGCACGAGATACTTGGGAGGAGAAAGTTTATGAAAAACTCAATGGGAAGTTAGGCAAAATGGAAAACCTACTTCATATCTTAAATAAATTACACAATCAGGAGGTAATGTAATGGAGAAAGAAACTACTTTAAATAACCTTATGGATGATCTTGCAACTACACGAGGAGAGATTCATACTTTACAAGAAAAAGAAAAGTCTTTAAGGCTACGTCGAAATGAATTGGAAAGTAAAATCATGTGGAAAATGGAAGAGCAAGGTCTCGACCAGATTGCTAATGATGCTTGTACCATTTCCAAAAAGTTGGAAATTGTACCTACAGTAGAAGACTGGGATCTTCTACACCAACACATATTAAATACAAACCAGTTTGAGCTACTACAAAAACGTATGTCAGCCACTGCTTATAGAGAGTTTTTACAAATGGACATGTCTGTCCCTGGCGTAAAAGCAACTGAACTTACTAAGATTAATTATCGAAGTAAGTAACATTAACCATGAAAGAAGGAAGGTGAAAAAATGGCTAATAGTACCGTAGCAACATCCTTAGTTTCTAAAACTGTGCCTGCACATGTTAAAGAATCTAAAGGGCTTGGGAATGAAAATGTTGGTGGAGAACACCTACAAACTCCCAGGGTAAAACTTTTGCAGCAAATGAGTAGCGAAGTTGACGAAAACCATGACGCCTATGTCGAAGGGGCTAAACCCGGAGACTTGCTGAATACGGTAAGTAATGAAATCTACGGCAAAGAAATATACGTTATTAACGTACATTTCAAAGAAGAGTTCGTTGTTTGGCGTAAACGGGAAAAAGGTGGGGGTCTAGTTAGAATTGCTTCTTCAGCGGTAGCAGCGAATGAGGTAGTTAGCAGTCAAGAAGGTTCTGCTGATGACTATGAAATTATTCAAACTCAGTCGCATCTACTGTTACGTAAGGACGAAACTACAGGAGAGTTAGACTCTACTCCGTTCCTTATAGACTTTGCTTCTTCTAAACTGAGAGTATCCCGGGAATGGAATACGCAAATAGCTCAGTTAGGTGGGGATCGATTCTCATCTCTCTGGGAATTATCTTCGGTAAAAACTCAAAACCGATCAGGGCAGGGGTTTCACAACCTTAATGTACTGAAACAAGGTTGGGTTACTGAAGACGATTATATCAGTGCTAAAAGAGTCTATGATGGAATAGCTAAGACATAATTTTTCCACTGCTGTCTTAGTTTTTCTGGAGACATTTTGTGCGTACATTGCCTGGTAAGGTCTCCAGGTTAATGTACGCATTTGGGGAGATTAAATGTACGAGCCTCACGCCCCAATTATAGTAACAGTTAGCGAAGCGGCCTGGATTCTTTTCGGGTTAGTCGTCGTCCTTATCGGGGCTTATTATGTAGGGTGGTATTGTGGCGCGCTCAATTACGCAGAAACTGTGATCCTTGGAAGTTAATCGAGCTTATCGAGAAACTGATTGAACTATTAGAAAAAGCGAAACAGGACGGATAAATGAACAAAATTATTTATTTAATACTTTTAATACTTTCTTGCACAGGTCTATCTGTATATGCATACGATTACACAGAAGAGGATAAAAATTCTGTAATAGACTGTTATACCAAAAAATGTAACCCCTATTCGATTTACCAAAATCCATATTCGATTTACCAAGATCCATACTCAATTTACCAAGACCCATATTCGGTGTACCAGGATCCCTACTCAGAAAACTACGTACCAAACTGTAAATTGACTGGGTCATGTTAGTTACATACTTTTCTTTTTGTTCTATGTTATTCTTCCACAAATGAATTTAAGCATTTTTTTAGGGGCCCTCCTACTCGCCACTGTCGGTGGTTCATACTCTTATATAAATATGCAAAAGGCTCAAATCAGTCAATTACAAGTTGAATTGCAAACTGCTGTTAACAACCAGACCGTGTTAGAAAGTACCATTAGACAACAGAACACACAGATACAAGAGCAGCTTGAGAATCAACGTGTTAATCAAATCCGTATTGCAGACCTCTCAGAAGCTAATCAAGATGCTAGAAAAGAAGTAACTAAATTACGGAATACCTTCGCTAAACATGACCTAAATTCCTTAGCCATTGCAAAACCCGAATTGATCGAACGTGCAGTGAACCGTGGAACAAAGAAAGTAGGCGAAGAACTAATGATATTAACCAACCCGAGACAATTTGATGCTGAAGTGGCTATTGTTGAGTAGCCTTTTATGGTTACAAGGTTGCTCTTCACTTAGTGGTTTTCTGGGAAGAGCTGCAGTCCCCGAAGTAAAACCCGTTGAAGTCGTTACAATTACTAAGCCGGCGCCCATGTACCATCCCCCTCTTCCAGAATCCATTGTACCGGCTGAAGTTGAATGGACAGTCCTTAACCCAAGTGTTATGCGGCAGTATATTGAAAATTATGATGCAGGTAATGCGCCTGCAATGGCTTATTACGGATTAAGCTCACAAGGGTATGAGAATTTAGCCAATAGTTTTGCAGATGTAAAACGTTACATTCGCCAGGTATTGAATATTGTTCAGTACTACCGCGATAACGACCCCGCAAAAGAAAAAGAGCCAGAAGCCGAAAGTGAATGAATCCGGTTTCATTTCCAAAATAAATAAGAAACTTTCGCCCAAAATTTATAAATGGAAAATTAACGACCCCTACCACGGAGGAGTACCTGACACGTACTATTCCGGACCAGGGGCCCTTTGTTTTGTAGAGTATAAATACAAACCAAAACTACCTAAAAAAGGATCCTCGAGAATTAATTTTGGACTTTCTTCCCAACAAGAACTTTGGCTTAACTCACAGAAGGCTTTTGGGGTCCCAGTTCTTGTAGTAGCAGGGTGTGAGGATAAGCTAGCTTGCTTAAGAACTAACTTTGGAAAATGTAATACTTTTACTAAAGATACTTTCCTAGATGAATCTATCCACTTTAATGACTTTATAGAGCTGCTAAATAAGCACTGTTTAGACGGGCTACTATAGAAACTATTATAGAGTCAGAACAATGCCTAATGAATCAGATACTATAGATGAAATATCAATAGTTGATATGGTCAATAGCCCTCCTCATTACAACGTTGGGAACATTGAATGCATTGAAGCTATAAAAGCATCCATGTCCGGACAAGCTTTTGAAGGGTATCTAAAAGGGAATGTCTTAAAATATATCTGGCGCTATGAAAAGAAAGGCGGAACTCAAGATCTTGAAAAAGCAAAATGGTATCTTGCAAAACTCTCAGAAGTAACTAATGTTAATGAATTCTTCTCCACTACAAAAGAAAACAAACCGAGAATGTAAATGTATGAGTACAAATTAAGTTAGGGCAATTTACTCCAGTTACGCCTTCCTAGCGCTTGCCGTCCGTTTAAACGATCTATTTTTAGATCTACTTTGTACAACAAGATTTTTAGAGCTACTATTCTTAGGATTACCATCTTTATGATGGATATCTTTATTATCGCCTTTAGACACAATGCCGTCACGTAACGCCGCTCTCCGAGCATTGTTACGTGCGGCGCGTCTTTTCTTTTGAGCAGCACCTCCTTGGTAGTTATCGTATTCTTTTCGATAATTCCTAGCCATTATCTATCCTTGGCTTTACCGATATTCAAAGCCAGGAAATCAATAGCCTTGTAAAGCTTAGCTAGAAACTTATCACCCTGTGGAGTAGGTGTCACAGCCGCTACTAAAGAAGCAATAGCAATTATTGCTGTTACCCACATAAATATATTTATTAAAACCATATAATTTTTTCTCCTATTACTAACAACAGATTATACTGGAAGCGCCTAGCTCACCGCAAAGCTACCTTCTTACTCGCGGGATTCTTTTTTAATAAATTCCGCTAACAGACGCAGTTCTGTTTTCATTTCCGCAATGTCAACTTGCAATCGGTCAATCGCTTCCGCATGGGCAATATGATAGCGACTAAATTCCGTTTTTACCTCGATGAGCGAAAAAATCATAAACCGATACAGCGCATAGATCGCACCTAAAAGCAGTACCAAGGGGAGACCGTATTCTTCAACAGTCTCCAGACTAAAAAGTCCTGTAGGTTCCATATTAATAGTCTATCTTAAACTGACCCTGCAAAATGATTAGGGTTAAAAGCAGGCGTGGTTCTTGCCGGGACCACACTCCCGCTGCTCTCTATCCCGGTTTGGCCCTCTTCGAAGTCGATACACTTAAAGATTCAGCTTTTCCTTTAACCATAATATCTTTTTTGTATAGAAGCTAACGTGTGCCTGGGAAAAGGCCATCCGCCTTATCCCCACTGACCGACCATTGCTTAAGCGTTGATAGGCTTTGCTCTTTTCTTAGCTTGCCTAAGAGTATCGCCCATAAGAATACGACGTTTAATAAAAGCTTGTTTGTCTTGAGGTAATCGGGCAATAGCCTGTTCCTGCCGTTTAGACACACTATGCTTTTTCAGTTTCATACTAGGTCGTTTCATAGGTTCATATTACCTCATTTTTAGGCGGAAGGTCGGATAGGCCAGGTAACGTCCTCAGGTGCAGTTGAATCACTGTAAGAGGCCAGAAGATCCCGCAACGCTTGACGGTATGTAACCCATTCCGCTTTCTTGCTGTCCGACAACGGGCTGTCAGGTACTTGTGTCCAATCCGACCCCTCCAATAGGGCAGTTCTTCTTCTTCTAACCTCGCCAGTATTAGTACCAGAGACATAGGGGGGTGTGTAACTTTGTGCTGTCCCGTCAACTATTCTGTATTTACTGGGCTTATAGGAACCAACAATAAAGTCGTGGTCGCTGTCTATATGAATATGTGACTCTTTCTCCACATTTAAAGTCTGAACAACTACACCAGTTGACTTCTCATATATACTTACAGTCTGTGGGTAAGCCATTATCTATACAAGCCTGTGACTGAAACATTACTTATAAGACCTAAATTCCCATCACTTATTGTGGCAACGTCTGAAAAGTCATACCCCGTCCCTGCAACACCAGCTACCCACCCATACAGATGTATATATCTTGTAACCGTTGCACTCGTGCTGGTAGTAAGATCAAAACCCAGCTGCAAAGGTACAGAATTCAGTCCCAACGCCCCGATTTGATAATATGATTCTGCCTCAGTCCATGAACCAGAAGTCGCAGGATTTGAACTGGTTGATACAATTAGGGTAGCAAGGAGAGCTGGATAGATAGCATCGGAGGCAACCAAACTCTGACCTACGGGCTTAAAGAATGCAGTAGCAAAAAAAGACTTAGCCACACCTGTTGCTGTTGGAGGAACAGCTAGGGTTAAAGGGCTACTTAATAACGCTTTGTCACGTCCCGCAGCATATTCCGTTGCAAAACCTGCATAGGCGGTATTCCAATACGTAAAACTATACACATTTGATTCTGATGCAATGACCCGCCCCATCGTTCCATCAATCGCTAATCCCGCTACATTTAAAGTATTTGTGGTTATTTTGGCGGCGTCTAAAGAGGCGGTTGCAATACGGGCTGCAGCTAATGTGCCTGCATTAATTTTATCTGCAGATAAATCGCCAATCTTTGCATCAGTTATAGCCGCGTCTTTAATACGAGCCATATCAATATAAACAACACCACTATCTACAATAAAAGGTGCTACAGAACTAGCTCCCGCATCTGAACCTGTCGCATTCCATATCGCGAACTTGTCAGCTCTAAATTGGATTGCTGAGCCCGAGTTGTCTGCAGCTCCATATGCACTGGACTCAATTACCATCCCACCTACTTCACCATCACCGCTGTTAACTTGCAGTACGTAGGCTGCGCCGGCATCGTTCTGTATGTTTGTAATATTTACACCGTGGGCGGTATCGGCATCTGTAAGAACCGAATACCCAGGTAAGCCAGCTAGTGTTTCACTTAACGTGGTCATTACTGCGCCAACATCTACCGCGGTAGTACCCGTATCGGAGGGGCTAAACGGCCCAATAACATCAGAAGTAGAAACGTGCCGCACCCAGTAGAAGTAGGTTTTGTTGTACCCCACTTCTTCTGACCAGACAAACGCGCGGGTGGTATCTATCCGTGTTGATGTACCTACTTCATCAATCGTGTGCCGCCAGATCTCGGTATAGGCTAGCCCGTTATATTGAGGATTGTCCCAGGAAAGGATAAACGAACTGTACGCAGCAGAAGCACTAAACCCTGTAGGTGTAGGGGGAATAGTAGAACTGGTAAATGTGTTAGGCGCAAAGTCCGTAACCCCAACCCCCTTGTTAGGGTCAAATAGGTTATCCAGAAGCTCTTTAGCTAGCCCACTATCTATGAGCTCACGGAGCGTGATCGCACGGTCTTTAGGATCACCTCTACGACCAAGACGTACCTCTAATGCCTCTTTTACAGAATTAGCAAACTGCTTTAGTTCCGGGTCAGCTTTGGTAGGGATCTTATAGATAGAGGGAACTTTAGTACCGGTTGTAGCCATTTAAACCCCTTTCAATTCATCTATAGATTCGGCAATGCATATTTCATTTACTACAGTAGCGGCCTGTACTTCGATTGCGTACGATTTATATATACCACTGGGCAATCTAACTACAGGTTCAGATATCGTAACTGCACTAAAACTAGGACTAGTCCCCGTTACTGTATAAGAACTACCAGAAGCAGCAATCGTAGCATGGTAAATAAGACTACCGTTTCCATATAACTTAACCACTACGGGATAGGCTTCGGCGTCTACTTTCAAGAAGCCCATGCTACACGGGCGTTCCGGTACATACTCTCTACTTTTCCAGGTAAACGTTTTATTAGTAGTATCGCCTTGGAACTTCCGAATTTTATAATCGGAACCTGTCTCTATTATTAAATACAGTTCATTGTCATCTGGGTCAGTATAGCCACCCGTGGCATCCGTAGTACTCGTCTGGGATAACGTAGTCAGAATATTCTGCCGGTCTCCTCGAGGGTCAAAAATAAACCCCCCGTAATTGCTCCCGCTGGTGTACAGCCCTACATAACGTCCTTCCCAGAGAAATCCACGTAATGAACTTGGGTAGTAACTCGCTCTCCATTGTTCAGGAGAGATAAGTCCCTCTGTAGCTATTTCTACTGAGGAGCCTGCTACCGAAATAAGACCATCTGCCCCTGCATACAATACATAGGGGCCCATATCCACCATCGAATTTTTATTTAAACAAGCCTGAGCCGCCTCTATACGGACAAGACTCATGGACTGTGGATCAGTACCCGCAACAATATACGGAGTGCCTTCAGTGGTAACTACCAGACCTTGTCCCGCCATTTTTATCCCAACAATCGTTTCTTCTATCGTGGTGCGGTACGCCACGGGCCATGCATGGGGCAAATAAGGCTCTGAAAAACATAACCGTTTGCCCGTGAACCCAGCAAAGATTCCATTAGGCATAGCAGTGAGCCCTGCCATAGAGCCATTGGGGTAATCGGCCGTTACTTCATTCGGAGGGCCAATCCAGTAGGTGCTTGGAATAAGTTCCGCCAAGGAAGAGTTATCGGTGGTATCACTATATGTAGAAGTAGCTAAACTTACTTGTGCAACAAACTGAAACGCTGTGGTATTAGAACCTGTGTTCGAGCGATATATTCGTTTAGTGGCTAGATTAGTATTAGTACGCCCCGCCGTAGATCCGCTCTGATCAGCATTCGTACTCATATTAGATACAGTTATAGTCTGCCCATCGACCTTATCAAATACAGGTGATGCAGCAGAAGGAGGACCTTCTTCTCCGTACGCGGACACGAAAGTATATACATACGATGTACTGTATTGAGTTTGCGTTTTATTATCCGCAGGGGTGAGACTATGAGAACTCCCAGCCCCAACGCCCGTAAGATTAATAGCAGTTCCAGCAGTCGCATTTGCTAAAGTAGTTGCTAATTTAACTGAGGGAGAAGTCCCTTTGATAATGTAGTAGAAGGTTGTATCAACAAGCCCTGCAATCTGAGTACCGCCTGAGCCTTTATTATATTGAACAACCTCTCCAGCGGATAAACTATTGTACTGTACCGCAGTAAGCGTAATCGTTTCATTGGTTGTTGATACAATAGAACCGGATGACCCATCAAAAGTGATAACCGTCCCCGCAACATTAGTGCCACTAGTAACCGTAGTTATTGTGTTTTCAGGGATAGGAATACCTAAACGATAAGAATTATTGGGATAAGGAGCGCCGCCCGTGATTACTAGTGTGCCATTCGACATACGTGGAAAAGAACCACTTTCCCCTGTCCAATACACACGATCAGTGGCATCCCCAGCAATGGGACCAAGAACTACATCAACACCTTCATCCGCCCATTCCAACCAGTAGTCATTACCGCCCGTCTCGTACTTAAAAATAGAGTTCTGACCAGCAGTATTTAAAGTAAAAGAGTCGTTATCAGGCGAATTATTACGAAGTGGGACAAGCCGTCCACTGTCCAAGATAACATCTTCAGCTGTCTGGGCTATAGTTTCCCCTACAAGCCTGGGGGAAATCTGCGGGGCGATACCGCTGAAAGATATTAGCTTGAAGTACGCCACTTAGCCCTCCAATAACAAATCTTTTAAGCGAGTACTCCTA